TGCATTTGTAGGGTCATTACCATCAAAAGGTGCTGGAGCATCATCAAATAAACTTGCTCCTCTACCATCATCAAATAAATCGTAGGGATCTTCAATTTGATCTACTGTAATGTTTTTAGTAAACGATACATCATAAATAGCATCTAAACTTAAAGATTGATTAAGAGTATAAAAACCTTCGTTATCTATATTAGCAGTATTATTATTAGGATTAGATGTAGAATCAGTTCCTCCTAAATCAAAATTACCACTTACACTATCAAAGTTTCCTACAGTATCGTCAAAATCAGTTATTGTATCAAGTATAATAGAATTAGTTCCAGAACTATCCGATAAAGCAACATCTGCATCAATCGTTCCTAGAGTTAAATCTTCTGTTAAAGTTGATATATTATTAAAGGCTTGGAGAGATGATATGTTGGAATAAATAATTGTTTCGTTGTTTGATTCATTTCCTAGTTTATCTACAGCTTTAATTAAGAAAGCACCTGTTCTAGCGTTTGTTGTTATTGTTGTTCCAGATGTTCTTGGTACTTGTAACCAGTTTACTGATTTATTCCATTGACCACCACTTTGAACATTTTGATAGCGTATCTCATAATAGGAAATATCAAGATCGCCAACTGAATCCCAGTTTAATTGCATTTGATTTGAACCTTGCATATTTACAGAAAAGTTTTTTACATCTTCTGGTGGCTCGGTAGCACCAACAATTTTTCTACTTGCACTTGTATATGTAGAACTAACACCAAGACTATTAATAGATTTTACTCTTACATTATAAGTTGAAGCATCAATAACATTAAGCATCTCATAATTTAATTGCGTTCCTTTTGATAAAACAAAAAAATCTGACTCTGTACTTAGCTTTGCTTCTACTTGATAATATTGCACAAATTTATCTGTACTTTCCCCAACTAAAATATTTAATCTCGTTATTGCTGTTCCCTCATTATAAATAATTAATTCATCTGATAAAGTTACACTTGCTGGTGCAGAAACAGAAAAAGGATTTGGAAGAGTTGTATCTGGAATTGTCGCTACTGCTTGCTGTGTTCCAAATGTATAATAACTGTCTTGATGTTCTGTAAGTTGTAAAGAAACTGAACTATCTGGATTTAATGTTGTTGATAAAACTCTAAATGGTTTAGCACTAAAACTTGGAGTAGCGTGAGTTATGTTTACAATATCTCCTACAACTAAATCCATTGCTGTTCCGTCTGCTGTTAGTGTAACATCTAAACTTGATCTTGATCTACGCAAAATTATTTCAGCCATTTCTTGAGCTTGATATGGGCTTGTTATTGTAGGCATATCAAATCTACCTTCTAATAAAATACCACCATCTGCTGTTTTCATTGTTGCGTGTTGATCTGCACTTGCTAAACCTGTTTCATCTACTGGTGGAAACTGTGCTTCATCTACTTGGTAATTTTTATTTGGATTAATAAAGGTAACAATAACTCTGTTAAATCTTTCATTTTTATTTTTAGAAGAAACACCTATGCCACCTATGATATTATCTTCTGTTAAAGTTATAGAAGCACTACCAGAACTTTCTACTGTAATTTTATATTCTCCAGCAGAAAAATTTAAGAATGATCTTGAGCCTGTTAAAAATTTTTTTGTATTATCTATAATTTTTTGTGAAGTATCTACAACTGCATGGCTATCAATTAAATCAATAGCACTAGCACCTGTATATGGTGTTATATCAGCATCACAAATATCTCCAGCCGTTTGCCAATCAGCATAATTAGAATCAAAATAACTATTGGCTATTCCCATTCCATATCTATCGTTGCGTAAATAATCTAATAATTGATAAACTGGATTATCTGAATATTCCCAAGTGCTTGAAGTATCTTCTCTATGAGAACCTGTTCCACCTGTTTTTGTTCCATCTAAATTAGGATTATAAATCTTTTTACCTTTAACTATGGCATTAACTGTTGGAATAGAACCAAAAGCGTCTGAGTTCCATTCTAAGCGTAATGACAAATAAGCAACACCTCTTAGTCTGTGATTACTTGTCCATGATGATAATGTACTTAATAAACTACAAGCTGATTGATCTTCTGCTCCATAATGAGGTCTTACTGTAATTAAACTTGCACCATCTTTATAATAATTTGAGTCAGAACTATTAACTGTTCTTTCTGTGTTATCTGCTAAATCTCCAGACCAAGTAACTTGATTGTCATTTATAAATATAGAAGTAATATCATCAATTTCTCCTTCGCCTAAAATTAACGCCATATATAAATACTGATTATCTGTTCCAGATGTTTCTAAAAAAGCTAATGTACCGCCAACTTTTCTTGTTCCATAAATTACAGGTATTTGACCATTAGCGGCTGTCTTATTTAATAAAACACCTTTTGCTATGTTCTCTGCTGTGCTATCAAAATTAAATTCTGGTTCATCTGGTTTTCTTAACCAAGTAAGAGCCATTGAAACAATAGATATAGTTGAAAGTATAGGCGATAAAAAAGGAATAAATTTTCCTATAACTTTTCCGACTGCTGGAGGAACAAATTTATCAAAAAAACTGCCTAGACCCATTATTCTCTACCCCATCTAATATCTTGAACTGTTAATGCACTAAACTCAAAACCTTTATCACCAGAAAAAAAACGTTGTTGCGAATTATCAGTTGTTCTGCGTCCAGATACTTTTTCAAAATTACCCCAATGTGAAGTAATACTTAATCCTATACCAGCAGTTGATGTATCATCTTCTATTGAATATTGATCTATAAAACCTTCGTATAATAAAAAAGGGTCAGCAATTAATGCGTTAGAACTATTTAAAAAACCTCTGTAGATTTGCACAGTATCATTAATAATATTTTCATTTAATGCGATAGCGATATATGTTTGATCAACACCAGATAAACTTAAATTAAGTGAGTTCTTAATTGGCTCTGCTCCTTCTTGCGTATTTCCTATTCCTAAAATATGACCACTTGCTGAATATGTTCTAGAACTTCCAGAAATACTTGAAGTTAAGGGAAAACTACAATCAGTTAAATATAAAGGTGTTGCAAAATTTAAATGAATTAAATGAACAGGATTTATATTACCTGTTGCTAGTTCATTTTTTACAGCAGTTGTTAAACCTCTTGACATTATAAACTTTCAGTAACATCAAATTCATATTTAAATAATGGCTTACCTTCATTATTGCTAGTGTTAGCTTGAAACTCTTGAACATCACTATTTAAGTAAACAGTAAAAGGTACACTATCATACGTTACTGTTTCATCATTAGCTAATGCTGTTGTTAAAGGTGGCTCTATTGTAACTGTAGCCGCATTACTTGATGAAGTAACATCAGCCATAATCATATAGACTTTAGAATGACCAGAAAATTTTATAAAATCTCCAGCCTTTAATCTTCCAGCACCATCAGCATGAAAACCATCTATATCAATAGTTGTATCTCCAACAGCATGAACTCCATTTACATTAATAGTAGTATTTTCATTTCCCTGTGCGTTTAAATAGCTGGGGAAGGTTATAGTGAAATCTTCTTTCTGTGAGCGTTGTTTAATAATAAATGCTTGTATTGGTGCAAATGTAGATCGTGGCATAAGCGGATAACTAACTGTGAAACTCCATCTTTGCCCATCTATTTGCCTTCTAAATGTTTTACCACTATCAGTTGTAGAAACTAATGTACGTTGTTCACTCTTAACATTTATTGCATCAAATGATGTATCTGGTAATGCCCCACTCATACTATTGCCTGTCTGCCTGTTTCATTTACAGCACTATTAATCATATTTACTATTACACCTCTACTATTAGTTAATAGTTCATTGAACCCTCTAGCATCAACTGTATTAATATTAAAGTTTACATTTACAGGTTGACCACCTCCCATTTGATTATTGGGAACTATTTTTCCAGAACCACTTGGTACAAACATCTCTGGCCCTTTTTCTCCAACCATATAGGCTTGATCTTTATTAACTGAACCACCTCCAGCTCTATAATTAGTTGATTTAATTTGTGCAACCATAGCCATACCTTTTGCTAATGCACTTGCACTAACAGCAAAAGCCATTAATGGATTACCAGCATAAGTAGTAAAGGCTGTACTCGCCGCTTTAACAGCATTGATAGTAGCTTCTGCAATTTGAAATCTTTTAAATGCTTCAAAAGCAGTTCTATTTAAACCACTTAATGATGATAAAGCTGATCTCGTATTATCAGTTATTTCTTTGTTACCTTGTTTCTTTAATGCAACTATTTTATCTTGTTTTATTTGTTCTGCTTCAACTTCAATATTATTAAGTCTTAATTTTTCGTCAAGCATATCTTGATGAATATTCATTCCTTCAATTTTATTTTTTTGTAAAATTGCTAATATTTTTTCTTCTTTTTCTTTTTCTTTTTCAATAATTTCATTTTGAATTTTTAAAACATTTTCTTTTGTTTTTTCTTTTGCTTTAGTTTCATTTTGTGTATTTTCATGGAAAAGTTTAATTGAGTCTATTTTATTTTGATCTAATATTTTTTTAACTTCTTCTTGTTTTTCTTTTTCAATTTTTATTAATTCATTTTTTTCTTCTGATTTTTTATTTATTTGTGCAATAATAGCTTTATTATTTATTTCTTCATTTGTTTGTTGCATTTCGTGAAATATTAAAATGCTATCTTTTTTATTTTTTTCTAATATTGCTAAAATTGCATCAGCTTTTTCTTTTTCTTTTTTTGTTCTTTTTCTAACATCTTCTGGCGATGCTTCATGTTCAAGTAAAGCATGAGGTGTATCAATTATTTTTTTATTACCACCAAGATTTAATAATTTATTTAATTCTGCTAATTTTATATTTAACCCAGCAATTATTTGATCGTTTTGCAACATTTGTTGTTCCATTAACAATAATTTTTCTGGTGTTTGATCTAGAGTGTTATTTAAAAAATCAAAATGACCATTCATTTTTTCTCCACCATCAGCAACACTTTGCATTGATGAATTTAATTCGTTATTTCTATCAACAAGAATTTGTATTTGGTCATTAATTTGTTGAATTTTTAAAACTATACCAGCTAAAGTTAAATCTTTTATTGATTCTTCTGCTTTTTTAACTTCATCAACAAAATCACTAGCCGCAATTTTCATAGCAACAAATGCACCAGCAATTAATGCCAAACCTTTAGGGCCTGTCAATGCAACCAAACCTACTGTTTGAAGTCTTAAATTTCTAACAGCTTTTGTTATTGCTATAATAACTCCAGCTAGTTTAAATGCTACGAAACCACCAACAGCCGCTTTTAACTGGTCAAAATTATCTGCTAATATTTTTATTCCCTCAGATATACCAACAACAGCTTTTGCTAAATTAGTTCCAATCGTTCTTGCTATATCATCTAAACTTTCTTGATTTTTACCTAAAAATTTATTTAAATCACCAAATTGATTTTTTAATTCTGCAAAAAATCCTTCATCTAGCAATGTTTTTTTAAAATTAAATACTTTATCACCAATCATTGATAAAGTTCCTTCAAGTGTTTGTGCTAAAGCATCTGTTGTTCCACCAAACTCACCACCTTTTCCAAAAACTCTATCAAATGCTTCTGCTGTTTCTTCTATTGATACAGTTGCACCAGCTTTAAAACCAAGCATGGCTTTTACACCTCTATCTCTAAATAAATCAGCCGCACTTATTCCAGCAGATAATGATCTTTGAACTTGTTCTGCTGTTGTTCTAAAATCAAGTCCTGTTGCCGCCGCAACATTACCTGTAATTTCCATTAGATGAGCCAATTCTTTTGCATCTTTTGCAACAACAGCTAAATTACCAGAACCAGATTGTATTTCTTCTAAACTAAATGGAACTTTTGAAGCAAATTTTGCCATTTCTTCAAATGCTTTTGCTCCTTCTTGTGCAGAGCCAAATAAAAATTTTAATCTAACTTGTAAACCTTCTATTTGTTTACCTGTATTTATAAGGCTACGAATAACTAATCCACCACCTATACCAGCTAATGCGTTTCTTACATTAAATACAGCTTTTTTTACGCCATCTAAATTACCACGAACTTTATTTAAGGCTTGTTGCGATTTATCTTTAGCAACTATATCTATATTAACTCGTTTTGTAGCCATTAGCGATTCATTCGTTGTTGTTGTTCGGCTCTATCATGTTGTATTTCAAAATAAGCCAACCACATATTAAACTCTTGAACTGGCATTTGCAATACATCTCTAATAGACATATGCAATCGTTCAGCTAATGCTATGATAGAATATAGTTCTGGGTCTGAGTTTACTTTTTTTTAAGGTCTTGAATACTATCTTGTGCAAGTATATCTGAAGCAACTCTAGAAATAACATCAGTATCAGCTTTCATTTTAAACTTAGGCTTGTGAGAGAGATCAAACATTTTATCTCCGTCCTTTGTTTCTGATTTTTGAATTATAACATCTACTAATACATTTAAATCTGAATCGTTAGCACCCTTAAATATTCGTGCTTTTTCGTTCATTGTAAAAGGGCGAACATATATTGCTCTTTCGCCCTCTAATCCCCATTCTGGTACTTCTATAATTTTAACTTCTAAACTTTCAAAGTGGTCTCTGACACCTTGAAAAAAATCAACTTTTTCTGGCATTTAATCCTTATACTGTGCTGTGCGTTACTCCACCACTAAATTGAATATTAAGCGTTCTTGAAATTATTCCGTCCATTGTTACAGCCACATCAGCACCTGTTACAATTCCAGTACCAGTATAATAAGCGTCACCACTATCTGCACCTTCTGGATATAATTCAATAGTTGCACTTGAACCAACATCTAATGCTTCTTGACCATTAGTATCTGTTTCGTCCCAATGACATTCAACAGTTGCTGTAGCGTCACCACGCAATGCAACATAAGATTTTTTTGAATCAGTTAAAGACGTATCTTCTACTGTATCGTTTGTTTCGTTAAGAGTAAAACCTGTTACTTCAGCAACTGTTGCTGAGCCAACTTTTACTACTCCACTTGTTCCAACATGAGTTGCCATAATCTACTCCTCGTTTGTTTCTTCAGTTTCAACATCAACTTCAACTTTTTTTGCAGTTGATCTAGAAACTTTTTTATCAATTTTAAAACCATTTGCAAGATATTTATCTAGCTTATCGTCTGGTATCTCTATCTGGTCTTTACCATCTGGAAAATATATTTTAATTCTTTTAGCCATTACGCAGTCCCCCTTACAAATTCATACAATACTCTTACAACAATTCTTATACCACCATAAGGAAAAAGTACACCTTCATCAGTATTTGCTTCTATTACTTGAGTATTTAAAGCATTACCATTTCTTGTAATGTCAGCATCTAATGTTTCTTCAATAACTTCTATGAGTTGATTGCGTAGGGTATCTATGTTGGCTGTTGTACCTTTAACAAAGCCTACGATTAAAAAATCTATTGTTCCTTGTCGTTTTCCTGTACCTACATCACCTAATGAAAGCATTTCTCTTGTTTCATCACCTGTTTGCACATAAGCGGCTGGGAATTGAGCATTACTCAACTCTTCTGGTTCAAAAGGCTCTCTTTTAATTAGCTTTAGTTCAATAGGACTAGAAACAGCGTCTAGTTTTGTAATTATATCTCCAGCAATACTTTCTCGTTTACTCATAATCTAATAGCCTTGTTAAATATATCTCTTATCTTATCTTCATCTCTTCGTCCAATAGCAAAAAATGGTCTTTGTGGCATTTTACCATGTCCTGTATCATGGAAGAAAGCCTTTTTATTTTCTTCTTGTCTGCGGAAGAATAATGTTGCTTTATTTCTTGTTGCTTTAAAAGTTAATGATCTAAAC